AGAGCATCACGGGCACCCATCTTGGCCAGCTCGTCCTGCACCGGCTGCGTTGCTGGGTCAGTCGCACCAGGCAACAACCTGGAGTTATATCGCTCGATCTCTGCCGCCTCATCCAGCGCTGTCGCTTGCTTAACCGCGTACTCATTTCGGTCAAAGTCAAACGCCAACTTGCGGTTGTACGTCAACTCCATCATCTCGGGGTTGACTGTCATCCAACCCTCGTTCAGGCCCCGCTCAACCAGATAGTTGTTGGCGACACTGTCTGAGGCCTGCATCATCCCCAGGCCGTTGTATCGCAGCGGGAACTTCTCTAAGTAATCGATGGCATCGACACGGTTGCGAGGCATCAACCGTTTCGTGGTGTCAAGTAATTCGGAAATGAAGTCAGCACCTTGTTCCGCGAAACGAGCCTCGACGTATTGCTGAAACCCAGCCCGCATGGTCTGCGGTGTGATCGTGGGCTCAGACGGGCGAATGACCTGAACATCAACCGGATACACCGGCATGTCCGCGCCTAAGTCGGACTGCGTTGCCAGTGCTGACTGCTTTTTCTGCAGGTTCAGCAGGTTGGCCTGCGTCTCTTCCGCTAACTGGATCTGATTGCGAGCGGCATTGACCTTGTCCAGCTCCATGTCCAAGAGCTGGTAATTAAAACCATCCGGCGCAGCTTGACCTGGCCCTTGCGCAACAGTGCTAGGTGCGACCGGCCGAGACTTAACCGTCTTGTCCGCAACCTCCTGCAGCCTTGCCATGCCAGAGCCAAGCTGCTCGCCCTCGCGATTCATCGCCCTGACGATGGCCTGCTTTTCCAGATCATCAGCCTTTTGGAATGCCCGGCTGAACCGATAGATCCGAGCAACGTCCATCACGCTGCTGACGACACTATTCAGAATCAGGCCCTCGCCCATCTGTTTGAACTTGGCCTCTAGCCCGGTGTCTCTGATCGACGTGCGAAACAGCGGAACGTTCGGCATCCCCGCCTCATTGAGAAAGTCCGTGAACGTCTCATCGAGCATCGGGTTGCCTTCACCCGCTGCGTTGAACGCCACGAACGCATCCCAAGCCAACGCTTCTCCAACTGTTCGCAGTGACGCCTTCCCCTTAGTCAGGCCCTTGGCTGCACGCTCTGTTGAACGCATCGCCGTCGCAAAGCGACCGCCATCGACACCAGCGTTGACGACATCCTTGTACGTCAGCTTTAGCCAGTCATCAGCGTTGGCGAGCTTTGCGGCGCTGCTGCCCGGCTTGGCCTTTTGCACCAAATCAAGGCCTTTTGTAATTCCCTTGGTTCCTTCTTTGCCAAAACCAGCAGCCTTTCCTGCAAGCTTGCCGCCTTCCACAAGAGCCCCTTTGGCCAGCTTGCCTGCCACTGGCGCCTTGCTTAATGCCTTTAGCGGCATCACCAAACCTTTGATCGCCAGCTTTGGCAACGTCGCCAACGCCACCACCACACGCGCTGTTGTATTAACGAACTGCCCAGCCTGCGTCTCTGACCGGAACGCATTGATCCGACCAGCAGTCAGCGGGTTATCGCTGTCATCAAAAACCTTGCCGGCGTCAAATCCCTTGCCCTGAATCAGATTTCCGGTCTGACCAGCAATATCGACAAGGCCATGGCCGAGATCGACGTAGTCCGTGACCAACGCCGCAGCCGGGTTGAGGACCGACTTGCCTAGATCACCTAGGAACTGGAGAGGAGTTTCCGCAAACAGCGGCCGCTCGTCACCACCTTTCTCTTGCAGAGCAACAGCTGTTGCTGCCTGCTCCGCTTCCATTGCTTCTGCCTGCACCTGCTCGGGTGAGCCATATGTTGGAGCAAACAGATCAGCCGACCCCTCCTCTGGAGCGGCCGCATCAGGTTGTGCATCGGGCTCAGGCGCACCTTTGTAGCCATCCCCGACGTAATCGTATTCGCCAGTCTCGGGATTGAATTGAAAATCAGCCATCAGATGCGCCTCCGGTAGTCATAGACCCCTGCTCTTGATCGCTGGTCCTTGAACAACCTTTGATAGTTGTTCCCAAAGCCAGGGGCATCTAACCGACCAGTCTCTGGATTAATAAACGAATCAGCGCGAGCTTTTGCAATCGCCTCAACCGTCCATCCCTTCTGTTTCATCTGGATCAACTTCCCAGCAAAATCTCTTGCTGCAGCTGGTGACTGCACCGTTAGATCAATCAGGTTGAACATCACACGGTTAAAGCCAGCCGTTCCAGGCTCCAGACCATGAACGATCAGTGGACCACGCATCCGCTGCTGCACATTTGTCAGCGTGCCCATCCACTTCCGGTCAACCATCTGAGGCGAGGAGCTAGTGCCGCGGCCGCCGGAAACTGTGCCCCGATTCCAGTTGCCATCACCCGTGTCCTTGTGGCCGTAATAGGCCTTGGTGTATCCGCCACTTGCAGTACGGGTGCCTTCGGCAACGCCAACCATCACAAACAGCTCATGCTTGTCACTGTTGATGGCAACAGGGGCGTAGCGAACTGGCGTGGCCGCGGCGACCTGCGGCAACGGTGCTGTATTCAGACCGTTCTGCCCAGATGACCAAGACGAACGCAGCGCTTCTAGACCTTCTGGTGTCCCAAAATCCAGCTGACCGGCATTGGCTGGCGCTGCGCCAAGCGTCAAGTTCAGGAAGCCATCGACGTATGACATGGCCTGGGGGCCAAAGCCACCGTTATTGAACACCTTGTTGAAGTTGAACGGGTCTTCCTGCTTCGTCGTTGCCCACTGGGCAGCCTTCTCCAATAAACCCAGCGTCTTCTCAATAGGCTCTCGGCCATATCCCTGCACCCGTGGGCGACGAGCATCTTTCAGCTCTTCTGGCGTTTCGGGAACAACGTCGGGCACTCGCGCTGCATCCGAACCACCGCCATTCGCAGCCCGACGCTCGGCCTCTTCCAGCATTGAATTAGCGCGCTCATTGGCTTCCTTCTCCGTGTAATTCACATATTGCTGCTTGGCTGCATCAAACTTTTTGTAGGACTGAATGCTGCGAACCAGCAGCTTCTCTTTCTGTGAACCAGTCAAGCTGTCAAAAGATTTTGCAGGGTTGGCCTGCTGCCAAGCCTGCAATGTCGCTGGAGCAATCGCAGCTGCCGGGATTTGCTTCGACTGAATTTGATTGCCACCTGTTGCAGCAACTTGCGAAAGAGCCTTAAGAGAACTATTTGCCCAACCGACGTACTGAGTCTTGGGATCACTAATGACACCGGATGTGTCAGGGCCTTTCTCTTTCTTCTCGCCAACGGTTTCGTTGATGGCGTCCCTCATTGCCTTGACCGGATCAAACTTTCCGGGCTCAGCAGCATCCATCTTCTCGAAAAACTTATCCCGCGTCTCCATGACGAAGTTCGCCCGTGCCGCCTTACCTGCGCCAGCAATATTTTTCGTGCCTTGACTGTTTATCGAATAGGCCTCGCTATCCGACAGACCCGTGTACTTCAGATATTCGGAGAAGCCAACGTCGAACAGATCCCCCATCTGCGTCCGCACTTGCTGGAAGGATTGTTGCTTCTTTTTATATTCAGCGTTTTCACCGCCCTGCTGGGCCAGGGAAAACATCCTGTTTGCATCCTGCGGCGAATAAGTATTGATAGGTGCGGCAATCATCTCTTTGTAAAGCGCCGTCGCGTCTTCACCATCCAACTGACGCTCAAACATCGCGTAACCGCGCTGCCTCATTTCAGGCGTGACCCGAGTCGTCAACGTCTCCATTTGATTGATGAACGCCGGAGCCAGCGACAGATCGTTCAGCATCTCTACGCGAGACAGCATCAGATCACGGGCCTGCTCTACCCCCTTGGGATCATTCCCTTTCATCAAACGGAGTGCTTCTGCATAAGTCCGGCCGATCATTCCCTTGTCGGCTTCCTGCTCCGCCCCAGGGATCAACTCATCGAGCGTTGCCTTAATCGACTTCCCTCCACCTAACTGGACTGACCAAATATCAGTCTTGCCATCAGCACCAAGAATTGGATTAGCAGCCTGCTCTCTGGTCCGCTGCAAGAACTCAAGTTTTTCCTGCGGATCAGTAATGCGACTAACCGCTTCAAACAGTCCCCCTGCCATTACTTGAGCCTGGCCTTTGGGGCCAAAGTTCTTGGCAGACTCGGCTACAACCTTTTCAAGTGTTCCCCTCCAGCCAGCCGTCAGCGGCTGATCCCCAGCCACATCTGTAGCGCCAGCCGTCTCAAGGGCTTCCCAGCCATCAAACAAGCCAGCCGCTGCGCCTTGAATCAAGCCAACTCGGGCTAAATCAGTTTCATTCGCGAGCCGCGTCTTATACGCAGCGCCTTTGTAAGTTCCATCAATCTGCGCAAGCTTGTCAGCATTAACAGCAAGTTGATAAGGCGACAGCGCTGATAACCCAGAAACATCTCGGGCCGAAGCTTGCGCTTCTGCTATTGCCTGAGCACGTTGCTCTTGCTGCTGAGGGGTGTTCCCTGCGGCGTAAATAACTGGTCGCTTAGCAAACTCACCTTGCAGTGCTTCTCCGTATTGACTGACGGCACTTGTCGCCCGAGCTTCTGCGACAAAACTCTTCGCTCGTCCACTTAAACCGTTGTATGCAGCAATGGCTTCCTCATTGCCAGTGCTGGTTGTCGCCGTTGGAGGATAAGCATCAAGGACTGCGCCAGCTTCTTTCCTTGCCTGACGATCTATCTCATTGGCAACAAACTGACGGGTCGCATCGCTAGTAGCAAAATTAAGCAAGGCATTGATGCCTTGATAACCAATTTCAACGTTCTTTGCCGCCTGGCCAGGGCTCCGCCTATCCCGAAAAGGGGCATTGGGCGTGACGGTACTCCTGTTATTAACGGAGACAGTTGGGGTGTTTCCCCCACTGCCACCGGAGCCAACATTGACCTTGCCCGGACCGGGACGGCTGTAAGTCACTTCTTACCCTTACCGCCTTTGCTTCCCTTACATCCCTTGCGCGGCATAATCGGGTTACTGACTATGCCAAGAGTACCCAATGCCACGCGCTTCGGAAGACTTTTTGGGGTCAATTCATGCCCTAGTTAGCGAAGAAATTCGCGACATGTTGACAGATGTAGACCCTCGGCAGCGCCGAGATGGTGTGCAACTGGCGCTCAAGTTTCTCAAGGACAACAACATCACTGCTCAACTAGAAGCATCTGCGCCGATGGCCAGCATTGTTTCAAGTTTGCCCAGTGCTGCTGAGCTTGAAAAGCTGATGACCATGACACCCGACTGACGCCATGCTCCGTTTTGTTGATCAGGAAGACGACGCCCCGCAGGAGCTAACTCGATTGCCGGGTGGCGAGCAAGGCCCATCCCAAGGCCCCTACACCCCAGTGCAGCGCATCCCTGGTATGGGCTGGGGCCCTGACGGCCGCGAGCCAGCCCCTCCCTTCCAACAACCCTTGAGGCAGGCTAAATCCAGCTCCCAAAGTTCTTCGACTCAGCCTGGTGGCACTGCTCAAGCGTGAGGCCCATCGCCTGACGCTGCACGCTCATCAACGCCCAACCGTCCTCGTCCTCGATTGAGGCCAGCAGCAGTTCCTTAGAGCGGTCTCTGGCGCGTGCCTTCTGGTCCAGAGCAGCCTGCTCCTGGAACCACTGCACAGCCATGGCAACCGCATCAATCCGGTCATCGTGCATTAGTGAGCCGCGGTCATGCGTCAGCCGGGTGAGCTGATGCACGAATGAGTAAGAGGCATCGCGATCGTCCTTTGCGTTCTTGAGCAGGTCGGCGTCGGCCTGGATGACGTGGCGGGCGACTGCAACGCGGTGCGTTTGCATGACCGGAGCCAGAGTGTCAATGATCCTCAGCTCCTTTCGCTGGTTTGATCGGATGGCTTCGACTCGACATTCAGCTCCGACCTTGCGGAGATACGGCATCAACACCTGCTTGTAGATCTCAAGGCCACCGAAGTTCGATTCAACGGCGATCTCGTTCACTCCCCATTTCTTGGCGATACCGGCCAGCTGCTCCCAGAACTGCTCGGACACGCCCCCGAGCTTGCCGCCGATCTCGCAGATGTAATAGTTGCCGCCCCACGCCTTGCACACACACCAAGCGAATTCGTCAGCACCGCCCCCCGAGGGGTCCAGGGTCATGACGGTGGGCACCTCATCAACACCAATCAATCCTTCCTGCGCCCTGGGTCGATAAAAGACCGGGTCATGGGCCATGCCCGCACACGGCAGGTCATCGAGAGCAAAGCTCTTGTGCTTCTCGTAGGCCATCACCTCCGGCAGATACCGGTCGATGTCGATGACCATGAGGTTTGCGCAGCGCAGCGGGTAGCGCTCAATGTCGCTGAGCGTTGCATCGAGCATCATCTGCAGCTTGTTCTGCATGTTGCTCATCGACAGCTCCCGCTGGAGCAGCTCGTCTTCACTGAAGCGGGTGTCAGTGGGACGGCCTGCGTCAGCGCCCATGCGCTTCTCGATCAACGGAGCCAGGCAGCCTTTGTATGGCGTCAGGTCTGTGGGCACGCGGCTAGGCCACATGCGCATTTGATAGGACAAGTCCCGGTGCAGAGCGAAGTAGATCGAGTCGGTCGCGCTGTGCGGAGTGCCGAGGTAGACGATCTCCGACTCAGGACCGGGCTTGAGGATCACCTCCATCTCGTTCAGGACGTTCCGCAGCTTTTCTCGCTGCATCTGCGTGAGCGCGGTTGCGGTTGTCTCGCAGTCATCAACCAAGATCAACGACGCACGCGAACCCGTGACCTGACCGGTGACACCGGCTGCGCGAACGGATGGCGACTGCTCGATGTACTTGCAGGTGCCAACGTCAAACGCGATGCGGCTATAGCGGCCGTCATGGCTATCGGGAAGCATGTGCCGGAGCCATGGCACGTCACCAAGGGTCTTGAGCAACCAAGCACTCATGGCCTCAGCCCGGCTAAGGCTGGCCGACACGATTAGTACTTTCTCCTCTGGGTCACGCGCCAAGCGCCAGAGGATATACATCGCGCTAAGTGTGGACTTGCCGCACCCACGAAACGCTGCGATCACGCGTCGTTTCGGACCGTTCTCCAGGTAGTCCAGGATCTGCATCTGAACTGGCGTGGGGTACTCCGCCATGCTCAGCTCACGCATCAACAGGGTCGTGAACTGCGGCAATGAAAGATCTGCTGTCACTTGTCCCTTGTCAACAGTTGCCTAAATTTAAGTTGCTCCGCTATCAGCGCATGTCCCGCCTTTCGGT